CTACCAGTACATCAATCTTAGTTATAGACCCTACTACAAATACATCATCAACATTTGGTTCTTTTAGTGGTACTCAAAAATGGTTAGGTGGTGTTTTAGCTCCTAATGGTAAGATATATGGTATACCTTATGCATATACATCTATATTAGTAATTGGTGACACAGATATGCAACAAGATATGAATAAGGTATTAAGTAGATACCTAAATAAATTCTAAAAACAATAATAAAAAACTATTTAATATAAATGGCTAAGGATATAGAAATAGAAGTAAAGGTTGGTGGTCTATCCGAACTTAAAAGAGGTTTAAAAGAAGCTAAAGATGAGTTAATTGCTCTACAAAGTTCTGATGTAATAGACCCTGATAAGATTAGAGCAGCTGAGGCAAGGGCAGGACAATTAAGAGATACATTAAATGATGTTAATGAAAGGATTGCTGTGATGAGTGGTGGTTCTGATTTTGAGAAAGTATCTAATGGATTAGGATTAATTGGTGACCAGTTATCTAATATGGACTTTGAAGGTGCTGCACAAAGTGCTAAACTATTAACCTCTACTATCAAAGGTATGAGCCCTGAAACAGTGGCAGCTGGATTTAAAGATATGATAGGTACAGTTGCTCAGTTAGGTAAAGCTTTTATGACTATGGGTATGCAATTATTAGCAAATCCATTATTCCTATTAGTTGCAGTTGTTGTTGCAATTGTGGCTGCTATTATATTATTAAAAGATAAGTTAGTAATTGCTCAAAAGGCATTTGATTTGATGATGGCACCAATTAATCTATTAATTGATGGTTTGAAAACATTAACAGATTGGATGGGTATAACTGCTTTTGCTGCTGAAGAAAGTGCTGAAAGACAAATTGCTGCTACTAATAGACAATTAGAAAGTTCTAAAAAGTATATGAGCCAGACAGAAGGTGCTTATGCTAGAAAGATTGCTTTAATGAAGGCAGAAGGTAAAGATGTAGAAGAAGCTGAGATACAATTAAATAAGATTAGACAAGCTGAAAGTTATAAGAATATTAAATCAACTGAGAAATCTATTGCTGAATTAGAAGCTATTAGAAAAGGTGGTAAGCAAAAGTTATCTAAAGAACAAGAGGATACCTTAGATAAATTAAAAACAACTTTAGATGAAGAAACACAAACTAATCTTAATGCTCAAAATGAAATTAAAGTAATAAAGGCTACTAGTGCAACTGAAGCTAATAAAGAAGCTGAGAAGAAGAGAGAAGAGAATTTAAAGAACTCTAAGTCTGCTAATGATAAGTTAATTGCTGAAGAACAAAGATTAAGAGATGAGTTAAAAAGATTAGAAGGTCAATATGTTAAAGATATTGAGGATTTGAATGCTGAGACTGATGAAGAAAGATTTGCTTTACAAAAGAAAAGAGACCAGTTAGCAATTGATGCATTAAAGAATAAAGGTTTAAATACAACTAAAGTTCAAGAAGAGTTTAATAAGAAGTATAATATATTAGAAGTTAATTTAGAACAAGAGAAGTTAAATAAATTAAAAGAGATTACTGATACTTTTAATAGAGAGATTGCTATGTTAAAAACAACTTCTAAACAAGAACAATTGAAGATAGAAGAAGAAGAGGCAATTGCTGAGATTGATAAAGTAACTAAAAATGAAACTGATAAAGAAGAAGCTAAGAAGGCTGTTAGAGAAAAGTATGCTTTATTAAAAAGAGAAGCTGATGCAGCTACCTTTATGGAGGAAAATGATAAAGAGTTGATGAAGTTAGAAGATGATAGTATGAAGTTTGAGGATAGATATGCTCTTATAAAAGAAAGAGAGGATATTTTAAAGAATAATACAACTCTTACTGAAGAAGAAAGAACTCAAATTGAAAAAGATAATGCTGATGCTAGAATTGCAATTGCTCAATCAGAACTAGCTGCAAGAACTGCAACATTAGGAGCTATTGGTGATGCTTTATCTGGATTTACATCTTTGGTTGGAGAACAGACTGCTGCAGGTAAAGCTATGGCAATTGCCCAAGCAACTATTAGTGCTTATACAGGTATTGCTAATGTATGGGGTGCACCTTCACCTTATCCAGAACCATATGGTACAGCAGTAAAAATTGCATCAACTGTGGCAGTTGCAACAAGTGCATTTGCTAATATTAAAAAGATTGTATCTACAAAAGTTCCTGGTAAGAGTGCAGGTGGTTCTGTACCTTCTGGTGCAGGTGGAGGTGCTTCTGCACCTGTTCAACCATCATTTAATTTAGTTGGTGGTGCAAATAGAGGTAATGAAGCTACTGCTAGTAAGACTGTTGAAAATAATATTAATAATAACAATCAACCTATTATGGTTACTGCAGTTGTTAGTGAGACACAGGTTACTGATACTCAAAATAGAGTTAGAAGAATACAAGACAATGCAGAGTTATAATAAATTAATATATAAGAAAAAACAATAATATAAAATATAAATACATATGGCAAATATATCATATATAAGATTACTTCAAGCAGTTGAACTATTTTCAAAAGAACATATGCAAGTTAAAAGGTTTGCAAGTGATTTTCCATCACAAATGCCAAACTTTGGTACAGAAAATGAGAAATACCCTATACTTTTTATAAGTCCAACAGATAGTATATTTGATAGAAATGTAAAAACATTTACTATAGACATATATTGCTTTGATATTATTCAAAAAGATAGAGTTAATATAAATACAATTTTATCAGATACAAATTCAATACTTAGTGATTTATATAGATGGTTTTTAGATGGTGAAGTATATGGTATTGATATAAGAGAACAAGTTACAACTACACCAATAGATAATGCTCTTTTAGATTATGCTGCTGGTTGGAGAATGAATGTAACATTTGATGTTGATACTTATGGATTATGTGAAATACCATTTGTAAATGAACCAGTTATTTTAATGGAAGTAAATGATGTTATCTACACAACAATTTTAACTTGTGAGACACTTGCTGATTGTGAGACATTTACAGATGCAATTGATAATCTACAATTGCAAATAGATAATATAGAATTAATACCTGGACCTACGGGTGCTACTGGACCCAATGGTGAGGTAGGTGCTACCGGTGCTACTGGTATTGGTTACCTACAAGATCTACAGGATGTAACAGATCAAGGTAATAACACAACAAATGCTATTGTAATAACTGGAGAAGGCTTAACTGCCGATTATTTTCAGTTAGATATAGAAGCAGCTGAACCAGTTGATATAGGTAAAATAGTGTGGAACTCTGCTGACGGTACATTTGATATGGGTCTGCTAAATGGGGTTACTCTTCAATCTGGTCAAGAAATGAATATGTTTGCAAAAGCATCTGGTGTAATATCAAATGGTGATGCTGTTCAATTTGCTGGTGCTCAAGGTAACCATTTATTAATTAAAAAAGCAGTACCAAGTGAAATCAATAATAACCCAGAATATTTTGTAGGTGTAGCAACACAGGATTTTGCTAATGATCAATTTGGTTATGTTACAGTATTTGGTCAAGTAAGAACTTTAAACACACTTATTTATCCAGAGGCTACTGTATTATATTTTCAATCTAGTGGTTCAACACCAGGTTTATTAACAAACGTTAGACCAACAGGGCCTAATGCTAAGATTACAGTTGCTGCAGTTGTGAGAAGCCACCAAAACCAAGGTGCTATCTTTGTTAGACCTCACGTTATGCCAAGAATTGGTGCATTACAGGATGTTGAGATATATACATCATTAGATAATCAAGCGCTAGTTTATAATTCTACAAATAGCATTTGGGAGAATAAAACAATAATTGAAGATGCAATAATTGATGGAGTTACAGATGTAGCACCAAGTCAGAATGCAGTATTTAATGCATTAGAAACTAAACAGGATAATATAGGTTATACACCTGCAAATTTAGCAGGAGATACCTTTACAGGAAATATAGAAGCTCCTTCAATTAGTTTGAATGGAGTAAATCTAGAATCATTAATGATTGCTTATGCAGTTGCTTTAGGATAAAAAAAATAAAAAAAATATGAAAGTATTATTTCAAGACTATGTGTTTAACGCTGCAACAAAGCAGATAACATTTAACACGACAGATGTTGTTAAATTAGAACAAGTATTGGTAATTACCAATGTAACAGACAACATTATTATTTACAATTTTGCAGATGCCACAAAAGGAGGTACACTAATAAACAATGTATTAACTTTAACATTTGATACAACATCAATGTCCAGTTCAGATTCATTACAGATATTTTTAGAAATACAAATGAATCCAAGTACAGATGAAAGTGTTGTATTACTTAGAAGATTAGTACAGTTACTAACACCTATTGCTACACAAGATGCTCAACAAAGACAAAGAGTGGCAGTAGAGGCTATACCCGCTATAACAGTTACTAACTTATCAAACATAGCTGCTATAGCAGGGGTAGACCCAAGATTCCAATTTATAGACCAAGCGAGAAATACATTCTCAAACGGAATAAGAAAAAATTTAATATATTAAAATTATGGCATTAACAAACAAATTAAAACCAATATTAGACCAACCAGTATGGGAATGGGCTAGATTTTCACCAACAGCTACCTCTGCTTTAAGTGGATTATGTACTTCAGAAGATGGTGATGATAGATATATGTATTATCTAGTAAATAACATATTTTATAGATATGACACTGTTACTGATTCTTACTTGCAGTTGGCATCTCCTTTGGTAGCACCTGTCACAGCACTATCTATAAGATATTCTAAATACAGTGGGAATAGAGCTACTGTGTTATCACAAATAAGTTCTACTAAATTACAGATTCCTTATATTGCAGGTGGAAGTATGCTTGAAGGAAAAAATTTAGTTGTTAGATATGGAGCAGGAGCAGGACAAGAAAGAACAATAGTATCTGTTGATCCTGAGGTAATTCACGATTCAGGACTACTTACACCTGGAAGTACTTTACTTATTACTGATAATACTAAAAAATGGAAACCTAATCAATGGGTTGGATACAACTGTAGACTAGTTTATTCATCAGGGGTTCAATTACAAAGAACTATTTTATATAACACTGTTGATACACTTTGGTTTTCTGATACTGCTTATCAAATATACGAGCCGTTTGACAATAGTGCATTTATAGTATCACCATCTTCATCAGCTGGTTCACAAACAAGTTTTGTTATTACATCACAAAATGTAAATCTTGATTCTCCCTTAACAGTTCCTACTAATAATACTTCAAAAGTAATCATACAAACAGGAACTATTTGGTTAGTCTCATCCAGTACAACAGGTGGGCTTTTTACTCTCCAGATGTATGATATTGCTAATGATGTATGGAAAACTAAAACTGCAAATGCAGGTTTATTTACAGCTGCGATTGGTACTGATTTTTCAATAGAGAGAACAGGTGCTTTAGGAGGAGCTTATGTATCAGGAATAGCTACAGCAGGAACAACTAGAACATTAACAGATTCTTCTAAGTCAATGGAGATTGATGCTTATGTAAATTATCAAATCAGAATTACAGGTGGTACGGGAATGGGTCAAAGACAAAGAATTATTTCCAATGGTGCCAACTATTTTGAAGTGGCCAAAAAATGGACAATAAACCCAGATGCTACATCAATATATTCAGTATTTTCTGATACAGATAATATATATTTTACAGGAAATGGAAATTCATCAATGCTTAAATATAGTGTTGAAGCAGATGTATGGAGTTCAAGTAATATGTTTGATTTTGGTGTTGCAGGTAACATAACAGTTAATAAAGGAGGTAAATTACCTTTTGTTATTTCATCCGGGGTAAGAAATACAGGTGCTATAACATCTATAGCAATAAACAATGCAGGTTCAGGATATAGAATTGGTGATGTATTAACTGTAAGTGGTGGTGGAGGTACTAATGGTAAAGTATATGTAGAAACTATTAGTTCAACAGGACAAATACTTTCAGTATCATTGCAAAGATGTGGGGCTGGTTATTCTGTAACAACAGGAGCAGCAACTACAGGAGGTACAGGTACATTAGCTACAATAAATATTTCAACAGTGGGTATTGTTTGTTTAGTATCTACAGTAACATATCATCAATTCAAAAATGGAAATACAGTAACTATTAAAGGATGTACTGAAGCAGCATATAATACAAATTATACAATTATAGCAGTTGATGGAACTACCGGTGTGGCCCCTTTATCTTTTGAAATCCAAGTTACAGCAACTGCAAATATGGTAGCTTCCTCAACTCAAACAACTTCTGTACTTGTAGATGCTGATGCTAATTGGGATACAAATGTATTGGTTGGAAGAAGTATAAACGTATATGCTGTAGGAACAGCAGGCGCAATGCAAACAAGAAGAATTGAATCCAATACAGAAACAACAATTACTTTATCAAATCCATTATCAACAGCAGCTATATCAGGAACATCAATATATTTAATATGTGAACCTGAAGCTATAGGTAGAGATGTACAGTATCCAGCTGCAGGACAAGGAGCAGCAGGAGCAGCTACAGGAGGAAGTACAACTACTTTAGTGGATTCCTCTAAGAATTGGATTCCTGGTTCTTATAATGGCTACAGAGTTAGAATTGTAGCAGGAACAGGATTAGGAAAGGAATTTGTAATTACAGCAAATACTGCAACTACACTTACTTATGCAACTCAAACTTTTACTCCTGATTCTACTACAAGGTATCAAATTATGGCAACCTTTGGTATTGCTACTTCAGGTTCAACAACTACTATTGTAGATACCACTAAGAATTGGAAAGTAAACCAATGGGTTGGTAAAAGAGTTAGAGTTACAGGAGGAGCTGGTCAAGGAGTTGAAGTAGCTATAACTTCAAACACATCAAATACACTTACTTTTGCAGCTACAACTGCAATGGGAGCAGGTACTCAATATACAATCTTAGGTATACCTCCAAGAAGTATAGGTATGGGATTAGTATTTGGTTATGGTAATAGTAATGGTAGATATTTATGGAGTTTTAGAGGAGGTTCTACTACCAACTTTGATAGATACGATATAACAACGGATACTTGGGAATATGGTAATTTAATATCACCACAATCTGAATTACTTACTACAGGAAGTATGTATGCCTATGATGGTAAAGATAGAGTTTATATAAATGTCAACATAACTAATAGAATTTGTTATTTTGATTTAAAAACAAGAGAAGTTGTTAACTCAGGACAGATACCTTATGGACATTCAACAGCTGTATTAGGAAGTAGAATGGAAATAGTTAGTACTTCAGATGGATTACAGTTCTTATATGTTATGAGACATACTGGAACAGAAATGTTTAGAACTTTACTATTTTGGTAGGATAAAAAAATAAATATAAAAAAGATATGGGATTATTAGTAAAATCAACAGAAACATCAAAAATTATTATTGCAGGAACAGATACAGAAATATCTGAAGTTTATTGTAGAATAGAATTTATATGTAGATTAAGAGGTAAATCATTAGAAATTACCTCTTCAAACTACAAAAGTAAAGAAGCATTTATAGAAGGAGTAAACACAATTAGCACAAATGTGCCAAACTTATGCTTTACTGTTGAATTACAGGAAGGTGAAACACAAAGTATTGAAACTGCTTTATATTACACAAAAGTGGCCTTAGAACAATTAGGATATGAGGTTGTTAACTTGTTGGTTTAACTTTTGTAATATAAACAAAATACACTTTTAGTGTTTTTAATATAAGTAAAAAATAAAAAATAGTTTTTAACTAATGAACTTTGAATTGATTAATGGGTCTTTGATAGATACTATAACATATCTACTATCAAATATAGATAGTAAATTATCTAATACAGATTTAGAAAATATATTATTAGATATAAGTAATAATATAAATGTTAATTTTAATGAATTAAAAGAAGATAATGCAATAACTAAGTTAGCACTTTTAAATATATTAAATGAACTAAATAAAGTAAAATCTGATAATGTAATTATAAAAAATAAAGTTGATGAGATTTATATAAAGGTTAATCAATGTTATAAACCTAAGGCAATTGCACCTAATCCAAGACAAACTTGTAAACCTAAACTAACAAATAATAATTGTTTACCACAAAGGCCACAACCTGCTGTATTTAATAGACCTATAAATGATTTTATTATAGATGATACAATAACTAGTGGACACACAGATGGATATAAAATATATGTTGGTGGTGGTTATACTTATCACGATAAATTATATTGGTTTATAAGTGGTGATAAAAGAAAGTTATGTCATAAAGGTGAATTAACAAGTGATATTATAGAGATATATAATAAATATAATATAAAAATATAAATATAATTATGACATTACAACAATTGGATAAAAAATTAGATAAAGCTCTTAGAGATTATATTAAAAAAAGAAAACATATACTAACTGGTGCTTTATATAAGTCTGTTTTATTCAAATGTGACTTTAAAGATGAATTAAAAATAAAGTTTAACTCAATGTATTATATTAAGTTTTTAGAACACGGTGATTTTGTTAATGACTTTTATAATTTAACAACAACCAATGAAATTATTAGAGACTTTATTATTAGTAGAATGGAGGAAGACTTTAATAATATATAGTATAAAAAAAGATAAAGTATGTTAAATATTAAGATTGAAGATAAGGTTTATAGTATCAAGAACCAATTAAATGAGTTTTATATTGGTGAATTTGAAGAGTTAATGATTATAATGAATGATAAAATCAACTATTTAGATAAATGGAGTTCTATATTTATTAAATTAGGAGTACCAGATTATGTTATAGATAATATGGATGCTGATGATTTTATAAATATAATTAATAAAATTGAGTTTGATTTAGAAAGTGATATTAAAATAACTAAAAATATAGAGATAGATGGTCGGAATTATGTTTATAACTTTGATGAGGTTAAGATTAATGTAAAAGAAATGAGATTAATTGAAGATTTTATCGTTAAGGATAATCAAAAGTATTTAAGTGAGATAATGGCAGTATTATATAAAAATGAAAATAGTGATAAGAATATTAATTTTGATTTAACACATATAAAACACAAGGCTAAACTATTCAATGATAGTATTACAATTGATAAGTGTATTCCTTTTATAAAGTATCTATCTATTAAGATAGTAAAAGACTTCAAATTAATAGAGAATGAGTTTAAAGCTACAGAATAGTTGGGATAGTGTATATACTGACCAGTTTATAGAAATTAGATTATTGGATAACTCATCAATTTATAACAATAGTATAGAAATTATATCTATATTAAATAACATTATGAGTGATGATGAGTTATTTGATGAGTTATATGTTGATGAATTAAATGATATGGTTCTTAAATTATCTTGGATAAAGAGAGAACCTTCTAATAATTTTAAAAGTAAAGTATTAGATTATGAGATAATAGATATTAATAAGTTAACATTTGGTGAGTTTTTAGATTTAGAGTATTTATTTAGTGACTATTATACTAATTTTAATAAGATTTGTGCTACTTTCTATAGAAAGGTGAAAGAAGATGAATGGGGTATTAAAAGGTTTGAACCTTACCCTTTATATGACATTGATAAAAGGGCATTAGAGTTTGATGATGTAATAATAAGTGATGTATGGGGAATAATAAAATACTATTTAGATTTAAAAAAGTTAATTAATGATACATATGATTTATTTGAACCAGAGATAGATGAAGAAGATGTTGAGTTAGATGAAGAAGATAAGGTAGAAGAAGAGAAAGAGAAAGTATTTAGAAATTGGGCTTGGGAGAATGTATTACATAACTTATCAAATGGTGATATAACAAGATATAATGAGATTTTAGATAAACCAATTATATTTATATTAAACCAATTATCATTTAGAAAAGATATGAAAATATAATAATAAAAAATAAAAACAATAATACTATGAAAAGAGATTTACCAAAATACAAAATCACAATTGAAGATGAATATTCAGAAGGTGAAGATTTAGGAATAAGTATGATTGCATTTACTTCTAAACCAGCAATTATTACTAAAGGTATGGCTTTTAGTGAAGAAACACCTAAAAAGGTATTCTTCAATGATGATTTAAAGTATAGAATATGTGCTCCTGTAATGGTTCCAATGGAAATATATAGATGTGATAGTAATGAAGAATACTATGTTCAATTTACAGAACAGGAGATAGATGCTATACATCAAAAGTTTATGAGTAATCTTACAAATAAGAATGTATTTAATTTAGAACATAACTCTAAAGATGTAATGCCTGCTTTTGTTTTAGAAGCTTGGATAGTAGATACACCAGAGACAGATAAAGCATTTCAAACATATGGTATTGAAGTTCCTAAGGGTACTTTAATGATGACTACACAGATTACAGATAAAGAAGTTTATAATGAACTAGTAAAATCAGGTAGAGTTGGATACTCTATTGAAGGTTTTTTAGGACTAAAATTATCTGAAATAAAAAATAAAGAAACAAAAATGGAAGAAAACAAATTAAACCTTCCAGCAGGAGAATACATAAGTCCAGATGGGAAAAGTATTATTGTTGCTGAGGATGGAACTTTTGAAATCAAAGAAGCTGTTAAAGAGGAAATGGAACAAGAGGTTAAAGAAGAAAAACCTGTTGAAGAAGTTAAAGAAGAATTATCAGAAGAAGTTGTTGAGGAAGAAAAAGTAAAAGAAACTGAACTTGCAGAAGGAGATTTACCTACTGAAGCACCAGTTGAAGAAGTTAAAGAAGCTATTACTTATACTAAAGAGGAAGTAGATGCTAAATTTGATGAGTTATACAAATTAATTGCAGATTTAAAAGTTGAAGAGACTATTGAAGATGTTAAAGAAGAAGAGTTAAAATCACAAAAAGTTGAGTTATCAGTTAATGAAAGATTTGAAGCTTTTAATAGATTTTTTGTTAATACAAGAGTAGAATTATAAAAAATATAATAAAATTTATTATTAACAATAATACTAAAGTATAAGTTTTAGGACTTTACTATAAAAATAAAAAAATAAAAAAATGAGAGAATTAAAATTTGACTTAAACATTGACCAATCAGCATTACTTAATGCTAATCCTGTTGAGTTCTATTCTAAAGCATATATCAATGAAGACATTGTAAACAACTTTAGAACTTTACCTGGTATCAAATCAAAAACTAAAATTGCTACAACTTCTTTTACTAACTTGTTAAAAGAAAGTTCTTGTGAGTTTGTTGCTGGTGACCAAACATTATCTGCAATTGAAATTGATGTTCAACCAGTATCTGCTCTTGCAGAAATCTGTAGATTTGACATTGAAGCATCTTACTTATCTTTATCTATGGCTAAAGGTTCAGGTGCATCATTTGAAGTACAACCATTTATGAACTTTTACTGGGACCAAATGGCTAAAGAAATTGCAGCTGAAGTAGAAACTATCAGATGGCAAGGTGATACTGCTGGAACTGGAGCAGGATATACTGGTTTAAATGCTTACAAAAAATTATGTGATGGTTATGAAAAACTTTTACTTGCTGATGCTACAGTATTAGATGTAACTGCTACAGCTTCTATTACACCAACAAATGTATTAGGAGAACTTGCAAAAGTTTATAACAAACTTGCTACTTCTACACCACAATTAATCAACAGAACTGCTGAATTAAGATTGTTTGTTGCTCCAAATGTTGCTGCTGCTTATAGACAAGCTGTTGCTGCTGGTAACACTTTATCTTATGTAACTAAAAACTTAGACTTCTCTTTCTTAGATATTAAGATTGTTGTTGCTGAGGGTATGTCTGCTAACAAAGCTGTATTAACTTTGAAAGATAACTTAATCTATGCATTTGATGGTGAAGGTGATGGTAAAGCTTTAAAAGCTGTAAACTTAGAAGATAGTGTTGCAGAACCTAAATTAAGAACTAGAGCTAATTTAAAAGTTGGTTTCCACATTGTTAATGGTGCTGAAATTGTATATTATAACTAATATAAATAGAGAATAAGTTAGAGTATAAAAGGAGGTAAAATCCTCCTTTAACTCAAACTATAAAAAATAATTAAAATATAATGAGTTGTACTTCATTAAATACAATTTTAAAAGGATGTTCTAACAACCAAGGTGGTATATTTTCTGTTTATATAAATGATAATGATAATGTTTCAGGTCTTACATTTGGAACAGGATCTACTGACTGGAATATAACAGGATTAACTGCATCACCTAAGTTTACAACATTTGAATTTAAAAGAAATATTGGTAACGTGGTAATTGAACCACAAATAGATTTAATAAATGGTTCTACTTTCTATCAAGCTACTGTAACATTGGCTTTCCATAGAAGAGAAGCTTCTAAATCAAGAGCTTTAACTATTCTTGCTGAAGGGCAAAGATATTTAGACTTGATAGTTTTAGATGCAAATGGAATTTATTGGTATATTGACCACGCTCAATTAAGTGGTGGTTCTGAGGAAACTGGAACAACTAGAGCAGATGGTTCTAAATATAATGTAACTTTTGTTGCAGATATGACAGATAGACCAAGAGAGATAAGTGCTGCATTAGTTGCAGGAGTAATCTAATTTAAAAATTAAATAATTAAAAACCCCTTCTATGGATTTAGTTGGGGTTTTTATATTTAATATATGTTAAAAACAATAATACTATAGATAAAAAAAAATAATCAATAAAAAGTGATATACATAGAAAAATCATCTACAAATAATATAGTACTTACTTTATCAGAAAGTTCTAATTTGTCAAATCCAAACTTTTTATTTGTATTTCTAAATGAATATAATTTAGAAGCTCAACCAATAACATTTTCAACACCAGATATAAGTTCTTACACCAATAGATACAACCAGTTTGTTCTAATAGAAAGTGCAACAGGGTCTGTAACAGGAGGATATAATATACCATTAAGTTTAATTAGTGGTCAATATAGATATACTGTATATGAGGCACCTATTGCAACACTTGATATAAATGAAACAACTGGAATAGTAATAGAGGAAGGTAGAATGGTTGTTAGTGGGATTGATGATGATATAGAAACTATAACAAATAGTATCTATTTATAAAAATAATATAATATAAAATGGCTTGGTACAATTTTAACAAAAAACAAACAATGGCAATAGAGGTTCCTAATGACCCTTTATTTAGTACATTCAGCACACCTTTTGGTAAGATAGGTGAAGGTAATTTATCTTTACCTTATATAAGAGCATATGGTTCAGAAAGATTTATTAGATTTGGAAATGATAATTTGTTTCCTCAAATAGTAAATCAAATGTATTTTCAATCTGCATTGAATGGTTCAATTATAAACTATAAAGCAAATGCTGTAATAGGTGGTGGTTATGAATTAACTTCTAATGATACTACTGGAATACAAAAAGTCAAAGAATATACTTTCATTAAAAAGAATAAGTTTAATAAACTTATGAGACAATTAACTAAAGACTTAATAATGCACGGTAGAGTTTGTGTAATTATAGACCCTACAATGAAAGATATTTCTATAAAGAGAGTTGGACCTGAGAAGGTGAGAGTTAATGCAACCAAGACAATCTATACAATTGCAGAAGACTGGTCAAGAAGTATAGGTATGTATGAGATTAAGCCTTACTATATTAATGCAAATGAAAAGACTTTATTTGTTTATGAGATAGATGGTGATGCTGGACAGGACATTTATCCTATACCTCAATACTGCTCTGCTTTAAATGATGCTTTCTTAGATGGTGAAATGTCATATTTACAGAAATCAAATATAATAAATAGTATATTCCCTTCTTTTATGATTAAACTTGCTAAGAAATTTGGTTCACAAGAAGAGATTAATCAATTTAAAGATACAATTAATAAAGCAAAAGGTGCTCCTAATGCAGGTAGAATTATGACCTTTGTTGCCAATTCAATAGAACAATTACCTACTATTGAAACTATACCTACAAATAATAATGATAAGATATTTGATAGCACTTTACAAAGAGTAGATGCTAATATCTGTAGAGCTCACTCAATAGACCCACTTTTAATGGGTATTAGAGTTAGTGGTTCATTAGGTAATGGTAATGAGTTAAAAGAAACATATACTATATTTGAAAAGAATGTTGTAATGCCTTTAAGAGAAATGATTGAAGAGTTAGGTGATGAATTATTATTTATTGCTGGAGTAAACTCTAATATTAAAATAAATAACTATCAGATAATAGGAGATGTGATAGTAGATAAAACTAATCCAAGTAAATAAGGTTATGTCAGTAATATATAGACATATAAGATTAGATACTAATGAGGTTTTTTATATTGGTATTGGTAAAAGTTCCGATAGAGCATTTAGTTATAAAAAGAGAAATAAACATTGGAACAATATAGTAAATAAAACTGAGTATGAAGTTCAAGTATTAAAAAGTGATTTATCTTGGGATGATGCTTGTGAGTTAGAAAAAATACTTATATCTTATTATGGTAGAAAAGATTTAGGTTTAGGACCTTTGGTAAATATGACTGATGGTGGTGATGGATGTATAGGATTTATTATAACTGATGAATATAGGGATAGGTTAAGTAAATCATTAAAAGGCAGGGTGTTTACTGATGAACATAAACAAAAAATAGGTATTAGTAAATTAAATAATAAATATAATCTTGGTAAAAAAAGAAGTGATGATACTAAAAATAAGATAGGTTTAAAATCTATTGGTAGAAAAAAAACTGAACAAGGTATTATAAATATGAGTAATAGAATGTCAAAAGGTGGAAATCCAAGAGCTAAATTGGTTCTAAATATAGAAACAGGTATTTATTATGATACTATACTTGATGCATCTATTGTTGCAGGTATATCATTCAGTTTAATGCGTTATTATCTAAATGACAATAATAAAGATAAGAATAAGACCAATTTTATAAAGGTCTAAATAAAAATAAATAATATAAAATGGTATATTTCATAACAGAAAAGTTCTTAAAAGTATATGGTATAATAACATCTAATGTTGATGCATCAGATTTTACACCACTAATACAATTTGCTTCTAAGGCATTTGTAAAAAAACAGATTGGTTCATATTTCTTTAATGATTTATTAACTAAATATAATAATCAAACTTTATCTCAAGAAGAGATTGAATTGGTTGAGATAATACAATTTGCAATTGCTTGGAGAGCTTGTGGTGAAGCAGGTGTAACATTATCTTGGCAATTAAAAAATAAAGGTTATCAGGTTCAGAGAGATGACCAATCAGAAGCACCTGAGGCTAAAACTGTATGGGAATTATATGACCATTATATTCAAAAGGCACAATACTTTGAATTAGAGTTAAAACAATTTTTAATAGATAATAAGAATGATTATCCTGTATATTTAGATAAGTTAAACAAAGATAGTATAATAAAGAATGACCAATGTAATGGAGGTGGTGATAGCTTTAATGAAGGTATAGGTTTAATAATTTTGTAATATGAAAACAATAATAGTAACATTAGAAGAAATTAAAATGGCTACAAGACCTAATATATATAAGAATAAAAAGAAGTATAATAGAAAGGATAAACATAAAAATAAAAATAAAATATAATGGTTGAATTATTTTACTGGTTAGGTGGTATTGCACTAACAATTATAGGGTATTTTTTAGTAACAACTATGAATGATTTAAAACAACATAGAACAAATACTGATACTCAAATAGAAAAACTAAAAGAAAACTCTGCTGCAAATAAATCTAAAATAGAATTAATTGAGAGAGAAAGTAATCTAAAATATGACCATCTAAATCAAAAGTTAGATGAATTATATTCAATGTTAAAGGATTTAATAATTGAAGTAAAGGATATCAATAGAAGAATAAAATAAATATGTTTATATGGAAAGTATGGATGATTTTTTAGATGGTTTAAGTATTTCATATATGAATATGGAAGATGTTGTTAGATATTTTGAACCATTTGAGTTAAAAATAATGATTATGTTTGAGAGTTATACAAGTGATACAGATATAATGTTTGAAAATATGTTAGAATACTTTATACAAGAAGAAGAATATGAGTTTGCTTGTGTTGTAAGAGATGAAATAAATAGAAGAAAAGATGGAAATATTAAAAAGATTTAAAGAACCAACACCAGAGTTCTGGAAGAAAATACAAAAAGTTGGATTAGCATTAGGTGTAATAGGTGGAGCATTTGTTGCATCACCATCACCATTATTAGTAGCAATAGGAGGATATGTAATAATGTCTGGTTCAATAATTGCAGGATTATCACAATTAACTTCAACTGAAAGATAAACTTTTTTAAAATAAGAATATAATAAGTACATAGTATAAGTTTTTATTTTTGTTTAAGATAAGGTGATTATTTTTAACCACCAAATAAAGTTTTGAATAAATCATTTTTTAATTCTTTAACTTTATTATCTACTATGTTATTTACTTTTGTTTTATTTAATATCTTGTATTCATTAAGAACATAGTCTAATTGTTTACCTTCTGATGGTTTCAACATAATAACATCTTTATTTATTTTATGTGTTCTTGATACAGATGTTGCTTTGTTATATTCATTGGTTACTATATCATTATTTATTTTGTCTATATTCCATATAATTGTTTCATTAGGACAAAAGTTTATATAAAGTATTGACATTTCATCCTCATTAAAACACAAATCTTTTCTAATCTTTTTAAGTGAGTTTAATTTCTTTGTTTCTAAAATGTATTCTGGAAATTCCCTATCTCTAATTTTAATCTCAATTAAGACCCTCTTTTTAATAGAATGTGTTTCACTATCAATAATGTGATAGAATACATCATAAGCAGCGTATGTGTCTGTGGTAAAGTGTAATTCATACTTAAATAAGTTAGGATATAATTTTTGTAATTCTTTTATAGCTTCTCTACCTAAGAACTCCTTTTTTTCAAAATCATTTGTAAACTTCATAATGTTTAATATATTTTATTGTAGTGTTTATTTCTAAACAACTCTTTAGTATATATTAAACTTTTTTCTTCTCTTTTTATATAAGTAGGTTCTTTATAGTTAAAACAAAAAATCCACCAATTAAGGTGGATTTTAATTCTAAATAAACTCACTAATGACTTCTTTTATATCTTTCTTTTGTTGTTCTGGTAATTCTAAATCTAAAAGTTCATATAAGAAGTCTAATGTACCATTTTTATCTTTTGATATATTATCACTAATGTTTATAGTTCTCTTGTTAAAACCACTCCCATAGGTTAGTATTATACCTTCTTTCTTCCATTTGAATAGACTTAACTCAGGTACTCTTAGTAATGTGTAATCTGGTTTTCTAAATTTCATTTTAATTTAGTATTCTATTTTTGTTGTTACATTTACTCCAAGACTATTAAAGAAGTTGTGTATATTTTTATTTAGTGTAACAATGTCATTTATATTGTTGAAGTATATTGCATCAAATAATGTAAAGTATTCTTTACTTTTCTTTGGTATAAGATTATTGAATAATTCACTTTCTAAATTTTGTAATCTACTTGCTAATGATATATTACTATCTTTTATTTCTGATAGTGACTTCCAAGTTATAGGATATAACTCTTTGAACTTTTTATTTATTACTAGGTTCTTATTAAATGAGAAGAATATAGATTTATATAATTGAACCTTAACATCATCTCTTGATATATCTTTTGTAATGAAATTATCATAGAATGAACCATTCTCACAATCTATTTTATAGTTATCATCATAATCAAATCCTTCTTTACTTAAATATGATATAAGCATTAGAGGTTGACTATTTACTATATCAATGTTATACATTTTTGTAGTTAGATGTCTTCTTGATACTTTACTTACATTTGTAAATGAGTGGTATATTCTATCTACATTAGTACCTTTTTTAATATATCTTTTCATTCTTGTATAGAATAATCTTGATAATCTAATTCTTAGGTTATTAGATGTTAGGTTATTCTCTCTACAATAATCTATTTCTGATATAACAGCAGACTTCATATCTATATCTAAGTTCATTATTGTGGTTCTAAATCTTTGATCTATATTTATATTACAAATAAACTTATCTTTTGCTCTATCATTTTCTAATATAACCATACAAAGATTATTGTTATTTATGTATGAATTATGAACTCTGTATTGTTTAGATAGTTTATCTATTGTGTAGAATTTACCATCACTATAAGGTACATCACTTAATATAAGTAGTTCTTCTAATAGGTTCATATACTCTTTATATGTATCTCTACTAAAGTATTCTATTAGTTTAGAACTTGATATATTTAGTAATGTAGTATCTTTTATTTTTATCTCTGTATCAATATATGTTAAGAATGATAATATATTCTTTATTGCAAGTCTTTTATTTTGTATAGGTAATTCTCTTATCAATAATTCAGATATTAAATCTATGTTAGATACATAACAGTATTTAGATTTTTGTAACTTTAGTAATTCTTCGTGATAATCATCAAAGATATTCTTTGTTAGGTCAATTGGTATAATTTCTAATTCCATATTATATATTTGTTTTATTATATATATAAAGTAATGTTATGTCCCTTTTACTTATTTTATATATTTTTTTAATAAAAAAGTAAAATATATTTTCTATACTCTGTGAGGTACTGAAAACAAAGACTTTTTGTAAAAAAAGTAAACTATTAGTGTATATATATCCTATAGTATATAGTATTGTATTGTATTGATTATCTTAATACACACCATAGTCCTAACAATTGGAATGTAAATTTCAAATAATCATTTTACAAATTATTTATTATGGCAACAAGCGAGCCTCCAGGCATTAGCGAAGTGTTAAGCCACGGAGATAAGACTTATACTGCAAGAATATGGTTTATGACTGTTCCAAACTCCAAACATTGCACTTTCACATATTCTAATAACTTACTCATAATTTCTTTATTTTTATATCTCTTACAAAGATAATATAAATTTATAAACCACCAAAATTATTTTCAAATTATTTTAAAAAAACAGCATTTATGAGTTCAAAACTTTAATATATATAATAAATATAAAACATAACTATGAAAAACATTATTAGAGAAAGAATTATTGAAACTAACTATTTCTTAACACAAGCACTTTTAAAAGAAGATGTTGAACAAATTGACAGACTTAAAGCTGAACTAAACAATCTTATTGAAGAATATAAATATCAATTAAAGAAATAATGAGTTTAATTTCAACACCAGTTTATACAGACTATGATATTGAAATGATTTCTGTTTATAATGAATACATTGAAGATGTGGTAAATGAAAGTGAATTGCCTAAAAGAGTTAAAAAAAGAATGTTAGAAGAGAGATGTATTCTAAAAGATAAACATAATTATTATTTAACATATCAAGGCTATAGAATAAACTTTCTACCATTTAGATCTTGGTTATTGCAATTTGAAAGAAATAAAAAATTAAAAGAATTATTAGGATGAAACCTGAAATAACAATAGATTTTTATAATCATCAATATGAAATACACTTTGATGGTAAAGTAATATATGTTGATTTTACAAAATCATCTCAGTTAGAAATAATTATGAATGAAATGATTATTGAAATGAGAAATAATAAATTAAAAAAAATAGGAATTAAATGAAAGAGAAATATATTGTAGCACATAAATGTGGTTCATTCCAGGTTATGTTGTGGATAGATAAAAAGCATCATTACATAGGATTATATCCAACAATTGAAGAAGCTATAATTGAAAGAGATAAGGCAATTAGAAAATTGGGTATAACAAATACAAGTAGAACTTATGAAAGCCATTATGCTGATAATAAGGAAATGATGTATGAAATGATTATATCAAAAGAAATGGGTATATTGACACCTAAACTTCTTAAAATGTTTATGCAGATAGTTAAAGGTGTATCAAAGAAATTTAGATACAAACAAGAAGAGGATAGATATGATTGCCACGCCTATTGTTATGAAGTAATAATTAAAAACTGGATGATGTTTGATTTAGATAGATATGATAATGTATTTGCTTGGGCTACACAGATAATAAAGAATGGATTTGCAATGCAATTTAAGATTTTACAAAAGAGTAGAATAAATACAATCTCATATGATGTAGTTAATGAAGAAGGGAAAGGAATAAAAAATTATATATAGAATATGAGTAAGAAATATAAAACAATTTATTTAGACCCACCTTGGCAGATATGCACAGGTGGTACAAGTACCAGAAAGAAAACTGGTATAGAACATAAAGGGTGGGGAACACCACAAAATCATTATCCAGTTATGAAGATAACTGATATAATAAAAGACTTACAATTTGTAAAAGATATAACTGATGACCAATGTCATATGTATATGTGGGTTGTAAATAATAAAATAGAAGATGCTTTATTACTAATAAAAGAATTAGGATTTACTTATATTACAAATATAGTATGGGTTAAAGATAGAATGGGTATGGGTCAGTATTTTAGAGGACAACACGAATTATTATTCTTTTGTAGAAAAGGAAAACCATTACCTTATAAAACAGAGAATGGTAAAAAAGTAACAACATCAACAGTAGTTAATGAACCAAGAAGCAAACATTCTCAAAAACCACATTCATTCTATACCTTAATAGAAAAAGTATCATATGAACCATTCCTTGAACTATTTGCAAGGAATAAAAGAAGTGGTTGGGATGGTTGGGGACCACACGAAAATATAAATGATTTATAATGCCAAGATTAGGAAAAGAAAAAGAGTTAGAAAAAGATAAAGAAATTGCATCAGGATATTTAATATGTAAAACCTGTAATGAGAAAAGAGAGTTATATTTATTTAATAGACAAATAAAAGATAATAAGACATATTACAAAAATAAAAAATGTAAAATATGTCTAACTGGTAGAATACCTAAACCTAATAAGAATACTCTATTAGGCATTACAAAGACACCTAGAGCATTAAAAATTAAAAAGAATGTCATACTATCACTTGAAGCAAAAGACTTTGTTAAAAGAGTTATATTTATGAAAGGATATATCGATAGTGTTGAAGCCTTTCAATTAGTAGACCATCACATAAATACTTTTGGTTATGTTGATAGACTGATAATAAGTACTGAGTTAGAACTTACTACAATGTTTTTAGAACTACTAGAGGTTTATAAAAGAGATTATCACCTTAATTAATAGGGAGATAATCTTTTTTTATATATAATATATTAGATAAAATAATAAAAGATAATGAGTAAAGATATAGGACTGGGTGATACTATAAAAAGATTTACAACTTGGTTAGGAATAACTCAATGTGAAGCTTGTAAAAAACGCCAGGAAGTATTCAATAGGATATTTTCATATAAAAATAAAACTATAGTAATGACAGAAGAACAGATTGAAATTATAGAACATCTTATTGATGAAGAACCTTTAAAGATAAATTGTAAAATACTTAATGATATTAGAAAAGGTATTGATGGTGTATGGTATGAAGGTTGTTTTTGTACAAAGACTGAAAGAAAGATATTCCTTTCCAATTTTAAAGATTGGTATTATGAGGTAAAAAATAATAAATAATAATGACTGATAAACAAATTAATGAGTTCTTTGTAAAGAATATTAATATGTTAGAAAAAATTGCAAAAGGAATTGCATATAAACAAAATAAAAAGTATATACATCCTACAACAGCAATAAATGAAGCATACCTTTATATATTTGAAAAGTGTAGGAACAAGTTTGAGAATGAAGACCAATTACAAAGAATAGTAATAAACTATATTAAAATGATGACTATATGGAATGGTTCAGTTTCATTCACACACTTAGAAAAAACAATGACATCAGATTATATACCTGATGTCATTGATGATTTTTATGAAAATCTAGATACTAAATTAGAGATAGAGTTTTGGTACAATGAAAGAAAATGTTTATTACAAATGTATAGAAGTCAAGAACAAGATAAAGTAAAACAGATTATATTTGATTGTTACTTCAAGAAAGGTATTACAAAAGGTGTAGACCTTGCTAAACATTTGAAGATTAATAAAGATTATTCCTGTAAATATATCAGAGAAATGAAGAGGGATATAAAAGAGTTTGAAAAAAAAATAAAAAAAGATGATGGCAATAGTTTATCAACATAGAAGAAATGATACTAATGATATATTCTATATTGGTATAGGTGATGGTAATAGAGATAGACATAAATCAAAAAGTGGTAGAAATAAACATTGGAAAAACATTGTTAGTAAATATGGATATACAATCGAATTATTATTTACTGATATAACAATAGAAGAAGCAAGACAGATTGAAATATATTTAATAAAGTATTATGGTAGAAAAGATTTAGGTTTAGGAAACCTTGTTAATATGACAAATGGTGGTGAATTAAACACTGGACTTATTCAAAGTGATTATAATAAACAACAGGCAAGTATTAGAATGTCTGGTGAAAATCATCCATTTTATGGTAAAAAAAGACCAGAACATAGTAAATTATTATCTGGTGAAAACCACCCTTTTTTTAACACTGATGGTTCATTTTTTAATAAAAAACATAATGAACATACAAAGTATAAGATGAGACTATCATCAAAGACAAGAAAAATGGTTATTAATAATAAAACTGGTGAGATATATAATTCAATTACTGAATGTTCTGATAAAATTAATATAAACAGAAACACATTAATATATCACTTATCAGGAAAAAATATAGATGATAGATTATTAGATTATACTTATCACACACAAAACAATAATAGATAATGGAACCATATTCAGAAAAAGAATTAATAGAGTTTGCTAATGAATGTATTGGTAAAAGAAATATAACTGATGGTGTAAATGATGCTGAATTACAAAACTGGAAAGAAACATTATTACAAAGAAGAAGAAATGAAAAGTTAAATAAACTTGGAATATAGGTTGTCATAATTGACACCAGACAAACAAAAAATAATTATTATGAGAGATACTAACAAAAACAAAGAAAATGTCTTAAATGCTCTTAAAAAACATTTAGGAGTAGTTAAATATGCTTGTCAAGAAGCAGGTATATCAAGACAAGCATTTTACCAATACTGTCAAGACCCTGTATTCAAACAACAGGTTGAAGATATAAATGAAATGACTGTTGATTTTGTAGAACATAAACTTTTGAAAAAGATAATAGAAGAAAGTGAGAAGTCAATACACTTTTATTTAAGGTTCAAAGGAAAGAATAGAGGGTATTCTGATAGTGTTGACATTACTTCTGGTGGTGATAAGATATTAACTGATATTAATGTTAATATAGTTTTACCAAAGAAGGATGATGACTATGAAAATGAGTAAAAATATACCTTGTGAAGTATTGAAAATAAAGGGTTTTTGTAAAAAAAGTAAAGTATTAGTGTATATATATACCTATAGTGTATAGTATTGTATAATTGATTAATAACCATAGTCTTAATTATGAAAAAATCCTAACAAGAAGAGAGCCACAGAGTGCTCTCTGTTTTAAACAAAATAAGTTAATAAATGAATTTAGATGCAACAATAGTATATCAAAAAAACCATAATGCTTTACAAAGTGATAAAAGGTTTATTATTAATCAAGGTTCCTCAAGGTCTTCTAAGACTTGGTCACTTTGTCAATTACTAATTGTATGGGTATTAACCAACCCTAATAAAACAATTTCTATTGTAAGAAAGACTTTTCCTACATTAAGAGCAACTGTTATGAGAGACTTCTTTGAGGTAATGAAATCACTTGAACTTTATAATAGAAAAAATCACAATAAAACAGAAAACATATATCAATTTAATAATGGAACTATTGTAGAATTCTTTTCAACAGATGATGAACAAAAGTTAAGAGGTAGAAAAAGAGATTTATGTTGGGCCAATGAAGCAAATGAATTAACCTCTGATGACTTTCTACAATTAAATATGAGAACAACAGGTAAGTTTATTGTAGATTATAATCCATCTGATGCAGATTGTTGGATATATGAGTTAGACCCAACAGATAGTATTATTATTAAGTCAACCTATAAAGATAATCCATTCTTAGAAAAAGCAATTAGAAAGCAAATAGAAGACTTAAAATATAAAGATGATGCTTTATACCAAATATATGCTTTAGGTGAAAGGGCAATGTCTAGAAAGAATATATATATGAACTGGAACTTTGTTGATAGTAAACCAGAATACTTTAAAGATTATATCTATGGTCTGGATTTTGGTTACAACCACCCTACTGCATTAGTTAAAGTATATTATTATGAAGATGAGATATTTATAGAAACATTAATATATGAGAGTTATCTAACAACAGATGAGTTAATAAAAAAGATGCAATCAATAGGTGTTGATACAGTTAATGAGATTATGTGTGACTATTCAAGACCTGAAATAATTCAAGAGATGAGAGATAATCTATTCAACACACAGAATGCAAACAAGTCTGTTAAAGATGGTATAAATAATGTTAAACAATTTAAGATAAATGTTTTAACATCTGATGAAGCAATACAGAAAGAATATAGAAACTATATGTGGAAAAAGATTGGTGATAGAATACTTGACGAACCAGTAAAGAACTATGATGATGCAATGGATGCAATAAGGTATGCAGTTTATCAGATTAAAGACCTTTATTACAATTCAGGTTCACCACTTATATCATTTTAAAAACAATAATTAAAAAATAAAATAATAAATGGCTACAATTGCAATTTTATCAACATCTATTAGTGGTACTGGATGGCCTTTAAATATTAATACACTAGCAGTTAGAATAAGTTTAAGTAATTATAATCTTATATTATCTAATCCAAATGCTTTAAACTTTGTATATGGAGGTGTTATATATAATGTTAACTCTACCTTATATCCAACAGCAACGATACCACCTTATGGTGGTTTATGGAACTTATCAACAAGCGGAGGTAACTATTATGTTAATTTTATTATTAATTCAACATCACCTTATTTTGGTGTTACTTGGACATCATTAGACTTCCCTTATTCGATTGCACCTATTGACCCTAATTATGTGACTATTACATATACTGCAGATGAATGGACACCTGTTTATAATCCTGTTGTTTATAAGTTCTATTCACCTAGATATAGTGAGATAGGATATAGATATGTTGTAGATGTTAAAACAAGTACAAATAATTTAATTGCTAGATTGAAATTAGTTCCTTTACCAGATGGTTCAGGATATGTTGATATAAGTAAGATATTATCTAATTATGTTTCATATGATTTTACAGAGACACAATTTGATGATAATGCAATTAACTCATATTTCAATTATAATATAGAAGTTGGTGAAGAATATTTAACTGATTGGGACTATACTACTATGTTAAAGTATGGTGTAACTTCCTCTCAATGGAATGGTTATATTATTTTAAACCAAGTAAATACAAGTATAACACATAATTATGTTGTTGGTGACCAAATTACAATTGTTATGAGTGGAACAGGTTCAACTGCAAGTAATATTGCATCTGTTAATGGATTACACGATGTTGTTGCAGTTCCTAATAATTATCAAGTTGTTATAGATGTTCCATATCCAGGTACATCACCTTCTATTCCAGTTGAAGGAACTACAAAGTATTCAGATAGTAGAAAGACAGGGTATTATAATTTAAGTAATGATAATGGTTTTGTATGGAATGGTGTAATGGATTGGAAACAATGGAGAGATTTTGATATTTTTGATTATAAATTAGTTTATACAGATAAACAACATAAATTATTAACTTCATTTAAGACAATAGATGATAGAGAAAATTATTTAATGAGATTAGACCAAGTATATTATTTTAATTATTTATGTGAAAATAAAAAAGAGTACTATTATTTATTTGTTGAAGATAATTTTAGTAATTCAACACTGATTATTTTAGAGAATACTGGAAATTTTGGATATATAAGACAATTTAGATTTTCATTTGAAGATTTAGTTGCAGAAGGTTTATCACCTAATATGACTAAGACATATTTTCATATATCAAATGAAGTGAATGGAACTTATACAAAAACATATAAAGTTACTTGGGATAGAAGATGTGCCATTGAGAACAATTATGTTTACTTTATGGATAAATTAGGTTCTATATTATCTATACCATTTACATTAAGAAGTAAAGAAAGTATAGATGTAGAGAGAGATACTTTTAACAGACAGAAGTATTATAATAATAGAGGTGGTTTAGATTTAAAAGAGGGTGGTGATACCATTAATCACATATCAAGTAAGAAAGTATATGAGTTAGCTACTGATTGGATGAATGATGAACAAATGGAGTTGTTTGAAATAATGATGGAGAGCCCACATACTTGGTTTGAATTAGATGGTGTAACGTATTCTTGTATTTTAGAAGATAAGGGATTAGAGATAGAAAAACAAAGAAATAAAAGGTTAATTAAGAAGACTATTAAATTATATATAAGTAATATTAATTTAATGAATACTTAAAAAAATAAAATAGATATGACAAAGATACAAATAATTGGTGATAATGGTGGTTTTTTAGATTTAAAAGAAGGAACTGCTGCACCTATAACATTTTCAATTGCAGATATAAAAGATTTATCAAAAAAGAAAGGTGCTTTTAGTAAGACTATTACTTTAAGTGGTTCTAAGAATAATAATATACTTTTAGGAAATATATTTGATATTAATTTAGATGTTATTTCATTTGATATAAATAAAATTATCAATTGTAATATATTGGTTAATAATATACCTGTATTAGAGAATGGTATATTACAATTAGTTTCTATTAATAAAGTACAAAACAATGGTAGATATGATGATGAAGTAACCTATTCTGTATTAGTTAAAGATAATGTGAGTGATTTTTTCACACAAATAAATAATAAAGAATTAACAGACTTAACTGGATTTCGTTGGATGGACCATACCTATACTGCTGATGTTGTAAAATCAACATTTAATAATACTATTACAGATGGTTATAAATATATAATGCCTTTTAC